TCAAACTTCCCAAAATATTCTGTCAACTCTCGGAGAGGGGGACGGTGCAAATGATTCATAATATTTCAGACAATTCATAATGATTCAAATTGATTCTATTTTGATTCTGTTTTGATTAATAATGATTCAAAATTGATTGAAAATTGATTCAGTTTTGATTAATCTTTTTTCTTATGAAATGCAATATTTCACTTGCAATTAGAATTCGTATAGTGTAAGATATATAATAAGAAGGGAGGTTAAAAGGTGATTATCAAAACTAAAGTTTGGAAATCTTTAACCAAACGAGAAAAGCTAAAGATGTTACAAATTGAAGTAGATTATAACTACTTACATTATACTATAAAAGGTGGGAAAATCAAATGAACATTTTAGAAAAGTACAACAAAAAACCAGTTTTCAATTATGACAATCAAAAGGTGCGTGAGTACATCAACCTGCAAGGTTTGGTAAATAAGTTTGGTATCGACAAACAGTACGAGGTACAAGCGCTTTTTATCAATACAAAATCAAGGTTTGGGGATGCTCCTATAATCGTTACAGATGATTACATGGTGAACGCACCCCAGCACTTACTGGAAACAGTGAAACAAATGATGCAGGATGCCGAACTGATCGAGTTGATCAATGATAGAAAAGTAGGTTTCAAGATTTACGGTTATAGAGGTAGAAATGGGAGTGGATATAGCGTTCAATGGGTTGAAATAAAATAACGGGGGTAGAAATACCCCCAATATGGGGTGAAATAATGAGTAACAATATCATGTTAAAAGTTGGGAAGTATTGTAAAAATTTTAGGATGATTGAATTAGAAAAGACATTGCGTGAGGTCGGAGGTGAAGGAAATTTTAAAACATTATCGAGTTTTGAACATGGCAGAAGTACAAATATCAATCATTTATGGCGATATGTAAAAGCATGTAATAGTTATGAACAAAAATTGCGGTTTATTGTCGGTTTACTAAATATTATTGTAGAGGGTGAAGAAAATGGCTGGATTTGATGCGGCCTGGAGAAATATTAAAACGAAAGGTGAACAAATTCTAAACAAGAAAACAGCACGAATAAAAAAGTTACGATCGGAAGCAAGCCGGTTAGCATCTATGGCAAACAAACGACTGCAAAGGTTAGAAGGTAACCAATTGACGGACGCCCCGGCTTACAAGTCACTAGAACAAGAAAGGGGAAAACGTCCCCGCTTTGGCATTAGGGGCAAGAATTATAATGAAGTGCAACAAGAAATGGCACGTATGAGAAGGTTTTTAGATTCCACCACCTCAACCGTTCGGGGTGCGAACAGGGTGCTGAAAGAGATTGCGAACAATACAGGCATCAAGTATAAAAGACTGTCCGAGTTAAAAGCCAAAGCGAAAACGTTTTTTGAGTTAGCAAATAAAGTTGAACAATACTTGCGCAATGTAGAGGATATGGGCAGTGTTTACGATTCAACTAGAATATTCGAACAAGTTAGTCAATATGTCCAAACAGCAAAAATAGATTTATCCGATTCAGAGAATGACATGGAAAAAATATTGAAGAAAATTATTGAAGCTATGGACATTTATCAACAGTCACAAGTATTATTACATGATAAGGGTAAAGACTACACGGTTTCAGGATGGTATCAATTAAGCGATGAATAACGGGGGGAATGTAAAATGATAGATGTAAACAAAATAAATATAGAGGATTTACAATCTATCAGTTTTCCCGTTAAGAGAACCAACAAAAAAATAGAATATTTAAGCATTGAAAGTGCCTTTGATATTGAAACAACAAGCGCAATGGTGCAAGGAAAAAAGAGTGCTTTCATGTATATATGGATGTTCGGGATTGGCCACGGTCAACCGGTTTACTATGGTAGAACATGGGACGAGTTTATAAATTTATGTAAACTACTACAAAGGGTTTATAATCTTTCGGAAAACAGAAGACTAGTTGTATATATTCACAACTTCAGTTTTGAGTTTCAATTCATGCGAAAGTATTTGAAATGGCTTAACGTGTTTGCGGTAGATGAACGAAAGCCAATAAAAGCATTATGCACATATGGTATTGAATTTAGAGACAGTTATATTTTAAGTGGCTATTCGTTAGCGAAAACAGCTGAAAACCTACAAAAACATAAGATAAAAAAATTAGTAGGTGATCTAGATTATTCACTGGTGAGAACCTACAAAACAAAAATGACTGATGAGGAATTAGGTTATTGCAACAATGATATAGAAATTGTGACCGCATATATCAATGAACAGATTGAACAATATGGCGATATAACAAAAATACCGTTGACAAATACTGGACGGGTTAGGGAATTTGTGCGGAATAACTGTTATTACACGTCAAAAAACCATAGAAAAAGCGGAAAGGGTAAATACATCAGATACAGAAAAATTATGAATGACTTAACCCTAAACAAAGATGAATACATTATGCTGAAACGTGCCTTTATGGGCGGCTTTACACATGCAAACGCTAATTATGCAGGTAAATTATTAGAGAATGTGACAAGTATTGACTTTACAAGTAGCTACCCGGCAGTTATGCTATCCGAGCAGTACCCTATGAGTAGAGGAAAAAGGGTTACTATTAAAACAGTAAAACAACTAGAAGAATATTGCAACAAATTTTGCCTATTGATGGATATACAACTAACCGGTGTAAGAAGTAAAATACAACAAGAAAATTACATAAGCGAAAGTAAATGCTTTACACTTGAAAATCCGGTCATAAATAACGGGCGTGTTTTTAGTGCGGATAAACTAGCCATGACGATAACTAATGTCGATTATGACATCATAAAACAGTGCTATGAATGGGAAGACATTCAAGTTGCAAATGTAATCATGTACCATAAAGGATACCTACCTAAACCAATAATAGAAAGTATTCTTGATTTATACGAAAATAAAACAACCTTGAAAGGGGTTGAGGGTAAAGAGGTAGAATATTTATTATCAAAGGGAATGCTGAATAGTGTATATGGTATGGCGGTAACGGATATTACGCAGGATGAACACACATATATAGATGGCTGGGACAAAACCCCGGCGAACATTGAGGAACAACTGGAAAAGTACAACGAAAGCAAGAAAAGATTTCTCTATTATCCTTGGGGTGTTTGGGTGACTGCATACGCACGCAGAAACCTTTGGACTGGTATTATTGCGATCAAGGATGATTATGTGTATTCGGATACCGATTCAATAAAAATGTTAAACTTTGCAAAACATGATAAATATATAAAATGGTATAATAACATGGTAACGCAAAAACTTTACGCCATGTGTGATTATTATAAACTAGATAAAAATAGATTATCCCCAAAGACAATTAATGGCGCAGTAAAAATGATCGGGATATGGGACTATGAAGGCACTTATTCCCGGTTTAAAACCCTTGGAGCAAAAAGATATTTAGTTGAACATGATGGGAAATTGCAATTGACAGTCGCTGGGCTATCTAAGAAAAATGCCATTAATTACATGATCGAACAATGCAATGGGGATTATGAAAAAGTGTTCGAGATGTTCAATGACGATCTGTATATACCTAGTGACAAAACGGGTAAAATGACACATACCTACATTGACGAGCCTATGAAATTTATCATAAAAGATTATCAAGGCAATGATACCATTATCAGTGTAGAAAGTGGCATCCACTTAGAACCTTGTGAATTTACATTATCCATATCTAAACAGTATGGAGATTTCCTAAAAAACTTTATTAATGGGTTTTTATATGAGGGGGTAAAAGTACAATGAGTAAAAAACAAAGTAATCATTTCTACAGTCTTGACAGGATAAAGAAGAAAAATGCAGTATATAACGTCATTATCGGGGAACGGTCGAACGGTAAGACGTATGCGGTACTACTTGAAGGGTTGGAAAACTACTGCAAGGGGGGTGGTCAAATAGCTTATGTGAGAAGATGGAAAGAAGATGTAACGGGTAAACGTGCGAGCGGGATATGGAACGCAATTATTCAGAATGGTGAAGTGGAGCGACTAACAAACGGAGAATATACGGGGATACATTATTACGCTGGTAAATTTTATTTGTGTAATTATGAAAAAGGTAAAGCGGTTTACAGCGACAAGGATATTATCGGATATACATTTGCACTTAGTGAAAGTGAACATAACAAGTCGGTTTCGTATCCTAGAGTAGAACGTATCATATTTGATGAATTTTTAACAAAAAACCTATATTTACCAGATGAATTTGTGTTATTTATGAATACAATATCAACAATAGTGCGCCAAAGAACCAATGTCAAAATATTTATGTTAGGGAACACGGTAAATAAATATAGTCCCTACTTTCAAGAAATGGGATTGAACCATGTTCTGAATATGAAACAGGGGTCTATAGATGTCTATAGATACGGGGATAGTAAGTTAACTGTAGCGGTAGAATATTGCGCTAGTACAAAACATAAAAAAACAAACAA